CCCAAAGATACAGGAGGAATATAGTAGTCACTACTAGATACACCGACTTTGCTTGGAAGTTTCTTTTTGCCTCCTGCCGTTGCCATTGCTTGTACCTTTGCTGCTTTTCCTGTTTCAGCCTCGCCTGCTCTTGCTCCTGACCAATGATCTCCCGCATCTCAAACACTTTGCTGTACAACGCGCCCATCTCAGGCGGGGATTGGTACACCATCGTTTCCCTGACCGTTACTATCAGTTCCGCCATCTGCTGCTGTGCCATCACTCGCTGCAATGCAGCTTCCATCAGATTGGCATCGGGGTCATAGACGTTTCTAGATTGTTCTTCTGCCTCCCGGATGTGCGTTGCTAGCTGCTCTTCAAGCCTGAACAGCTTTGTAAGCTGAGTGACGATGTCCGCCATGACTTGGGTTTCGTCAACGGCAACGAACTTCTCTCTCTTTTTCGCCACAGGCTTGGACGGCTCGGGGTCTGCTCCGAACAACTTCTGCCAAAAACCCCGAACCTGCTTTGCATCAGAGACAATCTCATCGACAGTCTTCTTGACCTCCATGAAAGACGTTTTGGCGTCTTTGTACAGCTTGCATCCCTGCTTGATAGCAGCGACACAGGCATTGGCGGCAAGAAGAAGGCTGAGCGGATCAATTTTTTACTCGTACAGAATGTTGACAGAGCCAGCGTCAAAGGTGTTTGTACCTGATCTTCCGATAGATAGCTGAGTAAGAGTTGAGCTAAGTGGTTTGCTACCAGAAAAAATGGTAATTCTTGCTGTTGTTGCTGTTGTAGTCGGAGATACGCTTCCGTTCATCACCCATGTGTTTGTTGATGCGTCAAGTAATGACAAAATAACTTGCCCAGAATAAAGATTAGCCGCTGATGACCCGCCACCACTAGTGGTAAGTATAAATGCGGTTGAGAAAGTAAGTACATTTATTGCGCCTGCGTCATTTGTATTGAGTTGATTACCAACATAGCCAGTGATTTCAATTCCACCCGAATCTCCCAGTTGCAAAATAATTTGATCAGTTCCGCTTAATGAAACACCACTCAACATGACCGTCACACGCTTTACCCATGACGGGATAGAAGTAAAGTCAACACTTGTACCAGATGCAGAAACCGCAGTGCCAGAGGTAATAACACTAGATGCCATCGTGCTGACTACCGCGCCAGTAATTGTTGGGCTGGTCAACGTTTTGTTTGTTAACGTCTGAGTGTCGGTTGTACCAACGACAGTGCCAGCAGGGTTACCTACTCCACCTGCTGGGAACGTTACACCGGCTGTTCCGCTAATTGTTGTTGCCATGTTTATGCTCCTTCAGGGGGCGGTTCAGGTTGCGGAATTGGCTTAATGGTCTGGTCAGCCGGGTCGTACCAGAACTGATCTGCTACTACGTCATCTGCACACGGCGTCCAGAACAATGCTGGAGCCACAGGAAATGTTTCACCCTCTGCAACAACCTGAGCCACACGATAACCCGTTTCACGGGGTTCAATGGTTGAAATTAATGCTTCTTTCATTCGTCGAACTCCTTATTTGAAGAATTTACCAACCATCCAGCACACAACGGAGCAACGCTTACCTTCTTCAATGTCTTCAACACCGTGCATGATGAACGATGGAAAACACAAAATTGTGCCTTTAGTCTGCGGTGGGTAATGTTTGTTTTGACCGTCTTGGATAAAGAACCTGCCACCCTTGAAGTCGTCGTTTAGGAAAGCCAGCACTGTCAGTTTGCGACAGTCTTCGCCGTGCTTCAAGAATGTGTCTACGTGCGCTTGGTAGCGTCCGCCTGCCGGGTAGATCAAGAACTCTGCTTGGTTAGCATGGGTGATGTCAAACTGCCATGCTGTGTGGTTTGCTGCCAGACCAATAGCCGCCAAACGACCACCAATGTCTTTGTAGGTCGGCAACATGACCCGCTCAACATTGCGCACAGACTTGTCGATTGCTCCGTCACCTGTGCCAATCACAGGAGGTTGTTTGTCTGTCTTGTCGCTGGTGTACAGCTTAATTAACATGTCGCAGGCTTCAGGTGTCAGGACATCCTGAAATACACGGTAGCGCAGTTCTTCTTGCGGCAGGTTTAAGCCGGGTCGCTTGTCGAACTTCCACTCTTTGTGCGGGCCGTCAGCATCAACGTAGTGCAGGAATACTTGAGCCTGCCACTTACCTTCTGTGTAAACATTGCGCCAGTGGTGTTTGTCCATACCACGGTACATGACTGCATCGCCCGCAGCCATCTTGATCTCTGATGCGTTTGCTTTGCCTTCGTCACCCATGAAGATGGGCCACACATCACCGTCAAAGCCAAGGGTTACCGTGGCGCTGATCTCGCAAGATTCACGGTCGGTGTGGATGACAAGCTCTTCGCCGGGTGCGTACAGGCGTGCGTAGCTGTAGGTTGGGTGTAAACGTTTGCCGGATGCTTTCTCAAAGTGGGGCAGCAATTGAACCAACAAGCTGTCAAAAGCCATAGCGCCATGCACCGCTTCTGATGTTGGGCATTGCTCATCTTTGGTTGTCTTTTGCTCTGCAACCAGACGCTTGAGTTCCGTTGTCAGATCACGGCAGTTGTCCTTGTCAAGGAAGTCCTTGAGGTGGACGTATTTCTCAACAACGAATTGGCTGAGTTGATCGCACATCAGTAGAACTCCTCAACAATTACATAACCCGCTGTACCGGGGCCTGATGTACCTAAACCGGGGCTGTTCACATTTTGTGCGCCACTACCGCCAGCACCAAATCCTGTTCCAGTTGTACCGGGATTAGGTGCAGGGCCGGGGCCTAGTGGAGCTGGTACTGCGCCTAACCCCCATGCTTGAAAAGAATTTCCGCCACCGCCAGAAACTGGCCCCGGAACAGAACTGGGCGTACCCACTGTTCCAGAAAATCCTATTGCCGTTGGGCTTGGCGTAAAACTACCAGATGCGCCGCCACTATTATTACTGCCTCCTGCACCGCCAGTGCAACTAAGAAATGCGCCAAAACTACTTGACCCGCCCGTATTACCTTGGGTATAAGCATTAGATCCACCCGGCCCTGCCGCCGCGCCCCCTGCGCCAACAGTCACAGCTACAGGGCTGGTAATTGATGGCGCGGCAATCCCACCAAACCCGCCCGCGCCGCCACCGCCTCCTGCACCATTACCGCTTGCGGCTGGGCCTCTATATATAGAACCACTGCCGCCACCCGAAAGTAATGTTACCTTTACACTTTTAACTGTTGATGGTTTTGTATATGTTGCGGGAGATGTGTAAACAGTCATGGTAGGCGTACCGCCTACAGCGGTTGTGTTTAGCTGCGCATACCAAGAGGTGTTTGCTAAACGATAAACAAACGTAGCCGCTCCCCCCGCATACAAAGTAGATGGAGCGCCAACAATACTTTGACCAGTATTACCCGCAACAGTCAACGCAGTGATTGACTGAGTTGAACTGAATGAGATGGTCATGCCATCAGCAGGAGCCGCAGGCATTGTGATTGTGCCTGTTGCCAGCGTACCAGCAGGGTTTATCACCAGAACAGTTGTTCCTGCTGCGAATGTGTAGGAGAACGCAGTCGTTAAGACTTGGTAGTCGTACTGCTGGAGAAGTCCCGAAGTTCCATCAATTTTTGCTGTCATGGTTTACACCTTTGGATATTTATCTTTGACTGTTTGAATTGCGGTTTTCCATGCGTCCATCCCGCCGTGATACAGAAGATCAAATTGATCTGCAAAGCTGGGATACTCAGCCGCACGTTTGGATTTATATGCGTCAGGGTCAACCCAAGCATTGACAGCATCCATGTCAATCTCGACTTTGTTGCCATCAACATCAAACGCTTTATCTTCCACAGTCTTAACAACTTGTGAATAGAGTGCGTAAACAGCTTGTGCATTCATGCCGCCACCTCAGAAATTGTGATTGATGTGTTAGCAACCCCGCCAAAAAATCTACCCCCACTTTGCCCGTTTGTAGTAGTAGTGGCAGCAGCGCCAGAGCCAAATCTCAGTCTAAAAGTAGTTGAAGATGTTGTGCCAGCAGTCATAAAATAGTTCAGTGGTAGTGTTGTAAGTTGGCTTGCTGGCGCAGAGGATATAGTTGCGGCAAGCGCATTTGCGGTTGCATCTTGAAATAAAGCTATTGTGCAACTTGGCGATGTAGTTGACCCCATCCAAACAACTTGAATAAGCAATTTACTTGTTGCGCTTGTTGGGGTAATTGCCAATGTTATGTATTCAGTACCTTCAGTAATTTGAGGTATTGTGTCATCGCTCGGAATAATTGTTGTTCCAGTTGCTACAGCGCCTGATTGAACGTTTACAACTTGCAATACAGAACCTGTGGGCAACGCAGCTTTTGGGATTACTTGCCCTGTGCTTGCGGTTGTAATCATTGTACCTGTGTTTGTCGGCAACGTCAGTGTGAAGTTGCTTGCTGAGTTTGGGGCGGCAATGGTAAATACACCTGCCCCGCTTGCGTTTCCTGAAATGGCTACTGAACTCATGTTTTATCCTTTAAACAACTGACCAGACAGAACCGCTAGGAACTGTGACGGTAACACCTGAATCTACTGTGACTGGGCCAAACGTACCAGCGTTCTTACCTGTGGGAATGGTATAGCTTCCAGTGACGTTTAAATCGTTCTCAAAAAATATCTGGTTACCACCTGTACCGGAAGCACCGCCACCGCCACCTGCAACCTTGATGAAATCCCCGCTAGGGCTTATTGTTG